AACGCTATTCTTTTGTAATGTATAAGAAGAAGAACCATCAAAAGTAATTGCGTCAAGAACTTCTATGTTGCTTAACTTGTCTGTATCTCTACCTATATATGCCATGTGTTATTCTGGTTTTGTAGGATATACTACTGCGTTTACTTCTTCTGCTGTAGTAAGTCCATTGGTTAAATCTCTTAAACTTTGTCTGTAAGTTTGCATTTCAGATGACATCGTCATATCTGATATTCCATGATAATCTGTATCTTGTAATAGTTTATTTCTTTTTGCTCTTAAATCTTCAATAGCAATTTGAAATTCAGCAGTAGGAATTTGTGCTTCTATTTCAGCTTGAGTTGGTTTTGTTTCTTCAGTATCTTCCCAAACCAAACCAGAATAGTCTGTTCCGTTCCAATGCCATTTTGCATTAGGTTTAAATTTTAATAAAACTTCAGGTAAAGTAATCATGAACTAATCTCCATTAAAGTTACTGTTGAAGCATGTTTACTGTGTGTAAAACCATTTCTTCCATTGTTTATTGTAAAAACAACTCCACCTACTTTTTGAACAGTAAAACGATAATCAACCTGTGATGTGGTATTTGGACTATCTACATAATTAATTGGTAAATCTTCATGTCCACCAGATTTAAAACCTCCTGAATGATAATCTTCATAAGAGCTAGTTGCACCTGTTCCTAATGCGGCTGTAATACTATTATATCCTCCACCATTAATTTGATTTTTTAAAATAATACCACAATGGTCTGCTGAACTCCAAGAACCTCCAATAAAACCTGTAATAAAAATTTTAGATGAAGTTGATGAAGGTGTAATACTTGTTACACTATCAGTTATGTCAACAGATTGAGGTGAGGAACTAGATATAGTTGTTCCGCTATTCCAAGTATTAGTAACAATTTGCAAAACCTTACCGCCTACTCCTGTTCCTAAGCTACCAGATACTAATTTTGTTATTGCCATAATTATTCCTTAATTTAATTTAATTCCTGTAAAGTTTGAGCTATAAAAAGTAGCTGTATCAGCATCATTTCCTAAATCTGCTCTACCATAAATTTCATAATAATCAGAACCATTACCAGTAACTATAAATTGAATAGTTCCACCCATTTGATTTGCTGAAACAGAACCAGCAGGATCAGCAAAAAATATTCTTGATAATAAACTTGAACCATTTTTATATAAATATATTTCACCAGCTTCAGTATCATTTGATCTTCCAGCTACAATATCAGCTTGTAATAACCAAACTGTTGAGTTTGCTGGTGTAAATCTGTCTGTACTTAAATCAAATGAAGAAGCTGTATCATAATCTTCAGTATCATAAGCAACTTTTGTAGCAGTGTTAGATGTAATGCTTGTTTGTGAAGAAGCTAATCTTACTTGAAAATAACTAAGACCTACACTAGCAAAAGTATTATCTCCTCTTAAAAATGTTGTGCTGTCTTTTGTACCAGTTGCAGATAGTTGAGATAGACCCACTGAACCTGCTGGAGGATTTACAGTTTGTAATGCTTTGCCTAAAAACACCGCATACATATCATCACTAGCAGATGTAGCAGATGTTAAAGTTAAACTTGTTCCAGTTGCAGAATATGCAGTTGTAGGCTCTTGTCTTACAAAGTTAATAAAAAGTGCAATCTCATTGGCATTAGCAACAGGATAATCAAGTGTGTAAGATGTAGTTGCACTTGTAGTGAAGTCTTGCTTAGCAAAACTTGTAAAACTGTCTGCTGGTTTATTTCCTATAAAAGGCATTTAATCTCCTTATGAACTAATTGCATCTACTGTAGATACCCAAACATCTAATGATGAAGCTGTATCAGATATCACCTTTAAAGCATCTCCAGATTGAACCACAAATTTAGCACCACCATCTAAGACTTGAAGTGATGAGCCACTTGGGATTGGAGCATCTTTAACTAGGTAAATATCATTCACACCATCATTGATATAAACTGATGCGACAACAGCAGAACCTGTAACATTGGCTACTGAAATGCCTACAACAGTATCGTAACTATCAGCAGTAAATAATGTTGCAGCACTTGTGCCTACATCATTGCTTGTATATCTTCTAAAGTTTTGTGCCATATTTATCTCCTATTTTATAATGCGATTGCCATAGCAATAGCGAATCCGTTTGTTGCAAAATTAGATGTATCAACAGCTTCCACATTCTGCCAAGCTGCACCATCCCAGTATTTAAGTACATTCGTTGTGGTATTAAAATATAAAGCACCATCAATCAAAGCATCCCCATCATTATCTAGTGTAGGGTCTGAAGCCTTTGGTCCCAAATATCGATCATCAAAAGAGTCGTATGCTGCTTCGGCATTTGCAGCGCTGGTTGCCGCAGCACTAGCAGAATTAGAAGCGTTCGTTGCAGATGTACTTGCAGCACTAGCACTGGTCGCAGCATTAGTCGCTGAGGTACTTGCAGATGAAGCAGATGATGCTGCATTCGTTTCACTCGTAGCCGCATTCGTTGCTGAAGTCGCTGCATTAGTTGCTGATGTACTCGCTGCTGATGCTTGAGTTGTAGCAGTCGTAGCTGAACTTGCAGCCGATGTTGCTGAAGATGCAGCGTTAGTTTCTGAAGTTGATGCGTTTGTCTCACTCGTAGAAGCATTGCTAGCCGATGTTGCAGCGTTACTTGCTGAGGTTGCTGCATTGGTTTCAGATGTAGATGCATTACTTTCAGAAGTTGCTGCATTGCTAGCCTGGGTCGTAGCCGTAGTCGCTGAAGTTGCTGCATTTGTTTCAGACGTTGCAGCGTTAGTCGCTGAGGTAGCCGCAGCTGTTTGAGCTGTAGTTGATGCAGCAGCATCGACTAATAAATCGTATTTTGTTGAATTGGTATTGGTTGTTAAAGGCTCCGCTCCACTTGAACTGTGAGCTGCATTAACCATAAAAATATTATTAGTAGAAGTATCTTTAACAATATCTCTTACACTATACGCGGTTCCTGATGCCCAGTTTCCACGGTTAGATCCAATCGTTGTAGTTACAGATAATTCACCTGTACTATCAAATCCTAAAACTTTATTTGCTCTTGATGAAGCATCTATTGTAAACTCAGTAGATGTCATTGTATTCGTTCTTGATAATTTTAAAGAACGATCAATTTCTTCCTGGATCTCTTGTTGTTGTAAAGTAAGTTTATCTAAAGCTGTTTCGTGAGACTCCGCAGGAAATGGATCATTAGCAACGTAGTCTGTATCTTGTGTTAAGTTAGTATCTCTTAACAAGACAATAGACGTACCACTGGCAGGAGCCGAAGTGAAAGTTACAGTTCCTCCTGATGAGCCGTTATCGACTATCGTATAATCCGAATTTAATGTTTTAACAGTTTCCGCTCCTAGCGATGATCTCTCAATTACTTTTAATTCCGCAGTAGAATTTATTGGAAATGTGTAAGTAAACTGAGTAGTAGAACCATCACCGCTAAAAGAGTTTTTAACTGTTGTGCTTGAAACAGTCATTATTTTTTATTTTTCCTTAGTTTTTTAAAATCAGCACCAGTAATTTTATTTCTTGGTTTTGCTGCTCGTGCTATTTTTTTTTGTTTAAGCGAAAGTTTTTTTCCCGGCATTATTTCTTCTTCTTGCCTTTTTTCTTTTTTGTTTTCTTCATAGGCATCATTTTGCCTTTTTTACCATAATGTCCTGGCATAGTTTTTTCTCCTGTAATGTTTGAAAATGCGGGTAGATTTTTTACCCAGTTTATATTTACCTCATGCCAAAAATTGTCAATATTGGCAAGAATTATTTTATACTAAAAAAGAATTCAGATCCTTGATTTCTCTCTGTTCTTCTTCGCATTCTGCTAAAATAACCAGGATCTAAAAACTCTTTAAGATGATAACCAAACATATAATCATAAGCCGTTTTGGTATAATATAAATTTAAAAATGGTGTATTTCCTTCAATTAATTTTAAAAATTTAACCCCAGCTTTATTTGGCTCATCTAAAGATCCTATTGCTCTCATTAAAGCTTCTGCGTCTGACACTGTTGGTCCAAGGATAGTTGAAGCTAATCCGCCTCCATATTGACTTCTTGCTTCTGCGAATAAAAAATCACCAAAGATACCTAAACCTCCACCCTGTAAAAATGCAGCTATAATGTTTTCCTTTTTATCCATATCTCTAAAACCCTTACCTTTAAGTAAATCTTTTGTGGTCATTGCAAGATAACCAAACATAGATGTTAAAATAACTAAAGATGCAAAACTAGATACTTTGCCACCAATAGTTGCTCCAAACTCTCCTGGAGCATAACCTTTAAGTTCTCTTTGAATAACTTTTTTAAATATTGAAATTGGAAACTGTTTAAATTGACCTATAAATCTTAAACTCTCTCCTGCAAATGTTCCTCTTTTATTACCCTGATGCATAAAAGCTCTTACGTTTCCGTCTGGCTCTGGTACACCGTGAGCTGCTTGATCTTGTAATAAATTTCTCCAGGATAATCTTAAATCTCTTTTAAAATTTCTAATCTCTCTATCACTTGCTTGTCTGCCTAAATATTTAACAACGGCTGCATCCGATATATCATCTAAAGCTTCGCCACTTAAATAAGTTTTGCCGTCTGCTTCTATTGTTTTTACTGATCTTAACAGATCCCATTTACCGCTATCAATACC